ATATGGATATACAGCCAAAAGAAGTAACCAACACAGCGGATATACAGCCAAAAGAAGTAACCAACACAGCGGATATACAGCCAAAAGAAGTAACTAACACAGAAGACGATGAAATGTATACATTTACTATTTCATGTAATGGGAAATTTCTAAAAAAATTGGCGATAAAATCTATGGAAGAGCATACCACTATTGAGGATTTCGTGTTTAAATGCATTCTTAAAGAAATTGGCGACAAAATTTTGGAGGAAAACGAAAAATGAATACAGTTGTATTAATTGGACGTACTACAAGGGACATTGACCTAAGAAGGACAGGCAATGGAACGGCTGTTGCAAGTTTCACACTTGCAGTCAACAGGGACTTCAAGACAAATGACGGGCAGGAAGCAGATTTCATTCAGTGCGTGGCGTGGAAAAAGACGGCTGAACTTTTAGAGCAGTACGTTCATAAAGGAGATAGAATTGCAGTTAATGGCTCTATCAGAACAAGAAATTACGAAGATAGTCATGGGGGAACAGTCTATGTTACAGAAGTGTTGGTTAATCATGTTGAGTTTCTAGAAACTAAGAACCGTGAAATGCCATCTGATAGCCCTAGCGTTCAAAATAATAGCAATCATTATAATGACTGGGGGAATAAAGAATACGAAATGGATAACAGTGCCCTTCCGTTCTAAGGAGGTAATAACGGCATGATAGGAAATGCGAAAGCTATCATCCAGTGGTTGTTCGACCAGCAGGACGCAGAAAAGCTGTACGAGATAAAAGAGAAGAAATCGAAAAGATCATTGACAGCCAATGCGTACTACTGGTCTTTACTCAACCAGTTGGCGAGCGTTATGAGAATGGATAACCAAGAATGCCATTTTCTTATGCTTAAACGATATGGGCAGTATGAGGTTGTCAGCATTCGTTCAGATGTGATCCTACATGGCTATTTCAAATACTATGAAGAAATAGGCAAAGGTACGGTAAACGGCAAGGAGTTCACGCATTATAAGATTTATAAAGTCAGTTCACAGATGGATTCTAAGGAGTTCGCAATATTGCTTGATGGTGTAAGAAGCGAATGCGAAGAAATAGGAATACCAGTGCTAACACCGTCAGAGATAGCACAATTAAAGTTCATAGGGGGCGATTAGTTGAAGGAATCTATTATGCCTAACGGCATGTATCAGGCAAACGGTCATACATATTTATACAGCAATCAGCGTTATGAGGGCACACATAGGCACGAAATATTTTTTGGCACTGCCAACAGGAAAAAATCAATCAAGTATGGTCTTGTCGTATTCATCAGACCTGAAGATCACAACATGTCTGAGTATGGTGTGCATAACCGAAAAGGGCATGAATTTGACATGTATCTGAAAAAGTTGGGGCAGAAAAGAGCCATGGACGAGTATTCATGGACAACAGATAAATTTATCGAAATCTTTGGCAGGTCGTATATTTGATGTAGTTACATGTATAGAAAATATCACAATACAAAGACGGTTGCTGATGGAATCAAGTTCGACTCAAAGCTGGAAGCTGAACGGTATGCACAGTTGAAGATTCTGGAACGTGCAGGAATTATAAGGAAGTTGGAACTACAGCCTTCTTTTGACCTTTTGCCGTCATTCAAGAAGAATGGCAAGACATGGCGTAAAACCGTGTATAAAGCCGATTTTAGGTACATTTTGTGTGAGGATGATACAATTATCATCGAGGACGTAAAAGGCTCTACAGCGGTAATTACTGACGTTTTCCGTTTAAAGCAAAAACTGTTCGAATACAAATATCCAGAGTACACAATAAGCATCGTTACGAGCAAAGACATCAAGAAGTTTCAAATAGAAACAAAATGCGATAAAATGTGTTGAAATAATCACATAGTTATGATATTATAACTAAGTAGAACAAAGCTACACAACCTATTCAGTAACCGCCATTGCTGAATAGCAGTGAATTAAACTGAATAGGTACATGAACCGTATTGCATTAGGTTGGCGGACTTAATGTGATACGGTTTTCTGTTATTAAAGGTAAATCACATTGAAAATCGTAAAGTAGAAAAGAAAGGAAGCAAAAACATGAACGAAAGCGGAGACTTCAAGGGTGTATGGATTACAAAGAAAGTGTGGCTAGACACTAGACTTAATGCACTTGATAAAATTATTCTTACGGAAATTGACAGCCTAGACAACGGAGAAAAAGGATGCTATGCAAGCAATGAACACCTTGCAGAATTTTGCCAATGCAGCAAAACAAAAGTATCGACTGCTATTAAAAAGCTGATTGATTGTGGATATATTTACGTGCAAAACTTTGATGGAAGAAAACGAGAATTGAAAAGCAGACTTTCAAATTTTGAAAGGCAGAATATCAAAAATTGTAAGGCTGATATTCAGAATTTGAAAGAAAGTAATACAGATAATAATACAGTTAATAATATAAATAATACATTAAGTAAGAAAGAAAGAAAGAGCAAGTCAAAATCGTATGATGAACAGATTGCAGAGTATACACAAAATGAAGAACTTCAGAATGCATTGAAAGCATTTGTTCAGATGAGATCATTCATCAAGAAGCCTATGACAGAGTATGCTTTTAAACTTATGTTAAAGAAACTTGATGAATTAGGAAATACAGACGACGCAAAGATTGCTATCATCAATCAGTCAATCACGCATAACTGGCAAGGAATCTTCCCTTTGAAAAATGAATATACAAAGCAGGAGAAACAGCCAGAGAAGAAATACGACCAAAATGGCTATGAATCGGAAGAAGATCTCATGAAAATGTTCTACGGCAAATAATGTTTCAAATAGAAACAAAATGCTATAAAAAGTATTGCAATCGTTATTATATTATGATATTATAATGTTGTAGAAAGAAAGAGGTACAAAGACATGACATACGAACAAGCAGTTGAAAAAGCAGAAAGAAATAGTAACTGGTCAGATGGTTACATCGTTGAAAAAGATGGCGATTACAAAGTCGCTTACAATGGCAATGATCTTGAGTGTGCAATGGCTTACGGCTGGAAGTTTGTCGGTTTGAGCAAGAAAGATAATTAGGAGGTAATATTTATGAAAATTGTAAACGTATCAAAACTATTTGGTTTATGTGGTCCTCGTGGAGGAACAAAAAGTTATTTTGCTATCGTTAACGAGGAAGGAAACTTCCTCAGCCTTGACGGCGAAACCACTTATATTCCTTGCGGTGGTAGATACACATTAAAGATTATCATGAGTCAACTTGATAGCTTAAAAGCCTCATGGCTTCCATTCAAATTAAGGAAATAAAAAAAAGAGTGAAGCGATAACACATAAAACACCTTTAAAGAAAGAAGGACGGAAACATGAAAGAAACAAAAATAATTGAAGGAACAAGAGAATTTTATCGTTTCAATGATAGAAACTCTAAAGGCGAAAGAATAGAGGTTGAATTTGTAAAGGTTGAAAACGACTATAAAGGACATCTGATAAATGTATGGTATAAAAAAGGTTTTATCAAAGAACGACTCAAAAGCTATTGGCACGTTACAGTATACGCATATGACAAAGAAGGTGCATGTTGGGGAAGGTATAACCCGCAAATTTTATCAGGTGTAACAAAAATCAATTTTGACTGGGTTCTTGAAGCTACAGAAGAAAATAAAGAACGCATTTTACATGAGATCATAAAAAGAGCTTACGACGGCAAAATTGAAAACATTTGAAAAACTTAAAAACAAACAAAAACAAGGTGAAGCGATAACACTCAAAACACTGACTTTTTGGAGGAGAAACAAAACATGAAAAACGTATACGGTATCTTTAAGAGTGAACAGCCAACAAAAGAAGGAATCCAGAGAATGCTAGCAACGTGTGACGAAAGTTCCGAGTATATCAAGGACGGTATGATATACTGCCGAAAGTGCAATGAGCCAGTAAGAAAATGGATGCCAGCGTCCGGTGACTATTTTCCTGTAATGTGTTCATGTTTGATTGCTGAAAGAGACAGGAAGGAAGCAGAGAAAAAGAAACAGGATAGACTGGCACGAATTGAAGGATATAGGAACACAGGCTTTCCTGACAGAGGACTTCAGAAATGCCGATTTGATCACGACGATAAGAAATCAAAGAAGGCTAGCGACATGTGCAGGAACTATGCCAAAAGATTTGAAGATTTCAGAAAAGCAGGAAAAGGGCTTATCTTGTTTGGTGGTGTTGGAACAGGTAAGACGTTTCTTGCATCATGTATTGCAAATGAATTGATTGACAATGGTGTGCCGTGTCTGGTAACTAACTTTGCACGAATCATCAATACGATTCAGGGCATGTATGAAGGCAAGCAGAAGTATCTTGACAGCCTTAATGAGTTTGACCTTCTAGTTATTGATGATCTCGGGATTGAGCGAAACACGGAGTACGTAAACGAATTGGTGTATAACATCATTGATGCAAGATACAGAAGCGAAAAGCCGATGATCATTACAACGAATCTTAAATATACAGACCTGTACCATACAGAAGATACAAGCAAAGCCAGAATCTACAGCCGTATTATTGAGATGTGCCTTCCTGTGTTGGTAAGTGGTGAAGACAGAAGAAAAAACAAGATGCAGGATTCAAGACTGATGGATATATTAAACGGTTAAATGTTTCAAAAAGAAACAAAAAACGGGGAAAAGTATTGACTTATAATATTATAATACTATAATAATAGTGTAAAAACAAAGGAAATAAAGAGTATGAGAATGTATCAAATGTTTTATCAAATGTTTACTACAAAGGAAGAAAGAGAACAGTGGATCAAAGAACAGAAGAAAGATTCAAACTTTAGACTTTGCTTCAGATGTACTGCAAAGCAGTTAAAAGAAGATCTACCATTTATCAGTATAAATGGTTTCAAATCAGCGGTAGTTTACACATTCAAAGGAGAATAACAACAGTGCTCTTAAATTGATGCATTAACAAGCATTGTAAAAGGTTAGCGGTTCACCTGAAAGCAATCGCACCACAGAAAGGAAGATACAAAAACATGAAAAACATTGAAACAATTAATATCGGAACAATTAAAACGTGGAATATCGAAGCAATGACAGGATATAAGCCACGCACAACATTTTATGAGGACTTCAGCATTGCAGACCATTTCGGTACTTCAGCAGTCCGTGATACTTATTGCAGAGCATTCAATGCATGGCAGAACAACATTGAATACATGACAGAGCTTGTTATGGTTCTGAACTGGAAGATCAGCGAGCATTACAGAAGTAACTACATGCTTGCCGAGATGTATGATGAACTTTGGCGAAAGGCTGATGAATGGGTTTTTGACCATTTCGATGGTGATGATATTCAGTATTACTTTAGAACAACGGACTAGGGAAACCTAGTCTTTTTTATTGAAAAAGATGTTTCAAAAAGAAACAAAAATTAATAAAAAGTATTGATTATAATGTAATAATATGGTAATATATACCTGTAGAGAGGGATAGAGAAATCCCGAGGAGGAAACGGATATGGAAAACTTAAATTTAAAGAATGTGGAAAATGAAAGAAACAACATCAAGGATTCATATGACCTTGAGTTATATGACTTCAAGATGTTCAAAAACTGCCAGGAAAGACTTGACAATATGCATAGACAGAAACAAGATGTCTATGAATGTAGCATTTCAGACTTCGGCGAAGCAATTGCCGACGGTAAGGCTCTAGATGTCGAATATAAGGCTCTAGAGAAGGCATACAGAGAACTCCATGATAGACTATACCCTATCATGGAAGTGTGCTACAAAGGATATAAAGCCCATTCAGATTGGGTTAGAATGCCTTATACATACTATGAGGAGTTTGAAACTCCCTATGAAGATGATATCTATCATCTTCTAGGTTTAGATTAATAAACCTATATTCTATAAGTTGTGAAGCGATAACACACAAAACACTTCATTTAAGAAAGGAAGGAAAAACAACATGAAAGCAGAAACTTATTTTAAAAAGACTGGCTTTATCTATGGAGTTAGCGAAAAATATGAGTTTTGAGAATGGAAAGGCTACGCAAAAAAGTTTGATAGCCTTGAAGAGGCTGAAAAGTGGTTGCGCACTGAAGAGTATGACTTTAGAACTAGATCACTAGTATCTAAGACATACGCAAAAAAAATATTTTTAAGGAGAAAACAAAATGGAAAAAGCACTATTCACAAGTAATTCTGATGAATGGGAAACACCGTCAGAATTATACACGGGGCTAAATGAAAGATTTGGGTTTACCCTAGACCCATAAATATAAGCCTTCAAAACTTGCTGAATATTGGGCAAACCTATATCACTATTCATTAGATGATAACTTCCGTAACATTTTTGAATTTGTTGAATGGGAAGATAAAGAGCCTACATCAATTCAAGAAGTTTTGGGAAGTCGCGAGGTGATTGAAGATGACTTATAAAGAACTATCAAAAATGATTGAAACATCTTCATATAGCAGATTCGCAAAAGGCTTACAAAAATGTATTTTTGGAAAAACAACTAGAATCTATGCTAAACAAATGCAAATTGAACAAATGAGATTAGAAAAAGAAAAGTTACAGAAAGAATATAATGAGCCAAAAAGAAAATGCAACGTAAGCAGTTTCGTTGCAAAAACGAATGAAACGAACCTTGCCAATTACCAAAAAAGGAGAAAAGTAAATGGATTCACAGGAATTAAATAAGGTATTCGATACGCTTGTATCGAATTGCCATAAACTTAAAGAAGTATGCGAAACATGGGGCAATCAGCATATGTTAACTATCGCAATGGAAGAAAATGCTGAAATGATACAAGCTATTTCCAAAATCAAACGTAATGGATTTGACCCAATCAACGCTTCACATTTAGATGAAGAGGTTGCAGATGTATTGATATGCATATTTGAGTTATATGCGATGGACTACCTAGAGGTACGTGAAATTGCTAGAATAATAGAAAGAAAAATAGAAAGATCCATGCAAAGAACTCAAGAACATATAAAAGATTTAGAAGAGGAGGCTAGATGCGATGGCAGTTTTTAGCGCTGAAAAAGTACAGGAAATTGTAGAAGAAAAGGAAGCTGAATATAAGAAGCTAGAAGAAGAATACTGGTTTTTAAAAGAAGAATATGAAGATTTAAAGGTCGAATGTGAAGATTTAGAAGATAAGTGCGAAAGTTATAAAAAAACAAACCAAACTACACTGAGTATGTACAATGAGGATTTAAAAAAGATAGATGATCTTCAGGAATTAAATAACAAGCTTGTTAAAAGCAATAAAACAGCTAACAGAGATTTCTTTATTCTTGCAGTAGCCTATGCTGCAACACTGATGTTTATGATTTACTTATTTCTTAGATAAGGGGGTGAGTGATGATGAGGGTGAATGAAATAGTAAGCAGATGTAGAACTGACCAATCAATTTATATCCATTATGATAATAGATGTATTCCAGGTACTGTAATAGATATCATTGATACTGAAGAATATAGACTAAATAGAGTGGGTGATATGTTAGTTACAAAGATTTATGCTTATAAAAGTGGTTTATTTTTAGAGGCGGTGAAAGCATGAGATTAGAAAAGAATAACTATTTAACAAAAAAAGTAGTCTACTTCAATTATCATCAGTTTTTGAACGAACTGGAAGAGTTAAAAAAGAAATATTACGTTATTGGCTACACTGTCAAGTCACAAGAAAATACTGCAGATGTTCAGTTAGTCGAAAAAATAGTGAGGTAGAAAAATATGGAATTTGTGAGCAGTAAGAAACTGGAAGCAGTTGCTAAGTTTTTAGCTGATGATGAAGTTGATGGAGTTGCTCCATGCTCATTTTTAAACAACTATTTAAGAAGAGATAGGGTTGATGTTCCTTGCGACTATGGGGATTGTGACGGAGACTGTCCATTTTACTCAACAGCCAACTTTGTAAAATGGATTAAAGAGCCAGATAGAAAAGTTGAAGTTGAGGACTTAAAGAAACCTAAACAAATGGATTTCTTTGGATATGATAACCGTAGCAATAGTCTTCTCGATAAAGACGGCTACATAAAAGCATTAGAAGAATATTGCGATAATTTAGAAGATGTTCTTGCTGACACTGAATATTATGCAGAGTGTATAGGATGCGAAATGAGAATGCTAGACGATAAGTTGGAAAAGATTAGAGGCGTTCTTGATGGGTCGTATTGAAATTGATTTATAAGTATATCCCTATATTGATATCCCAATTTTAAAAACATTAGTTACCTGATCTAATCAAAACAGGGCTCATAAGAAAATTCTATTAAATACCTTTTAGATTTTGTTTCTTTAATCTCATTTTCAATATAGGGATTCATTAAGGAGTGATCACAAATGAAAAAATTGAATAAAAACAGGGCATTATGCCTTTTATCAGATGTATGTATTTTTATTATTTTATTTTCTATGGTAACAACAGGAAACAACTGGAATTCAACAGAAGTAAAGATATATTTCTGTAGTTCTCTGATTATGAATATGCTGTTCGTGCAGTATTTTCTTGTTACAGGTGGCAGATAGTAATGAAAACTATTAAAGTTGCAGAAGAAAAACTTGATTGTGTCGCATCGGAAGCAAGCATGAGATGTAATGCACTCTATACTTTATTTTTTGATGATTATTGTGAATATTTTGATGATGATTTTGAAAATGATTGCAATAAATGCCCATTTCATGACAGTGAGTCAATAAAAGACTGGCTAAAAGAGGAGGGATGATATGAGTTACTGCATTGGCGTTTACGTAAAAGTTGAAGGCTGTGGAAAATATGTACAAACTACATATCCAATATATTACAAGCCAACATACAATTTAGGTAAATTATTCAGAGCGTGCATGGATTGGCAGTTTAAAAACAGCGAATATTATAGATGCGACAATGTAATGGAATACGTAGAAAAAGGAATAAAAGAATTGGAGCATAATTCTTCAAAATATACCGAGCTATTGCCTAGTAATGGGTGGGGCACAATGGCAAGCGCAATTGAAACATTGAGATCTATAAGAGAATGCATTCTAGAAGAAAACGAAGACATACCACTTGAGTGTATGTATTTGAAATGGGAGTGATCACATGGATTTTATCGGAATCTTACTCATAGCAGTATCAATAGTTCTGATAGTGATTGGATATTTTTGGAAAGAATAGCGATTAATAAAATGCATAACTAAATAAATATAACAAATGGCTCGTGAGGTCGTTCGAGAGTGTCAGCACAAAACGCAATACTTATAATATGACTTATAATTCTCCAATTCATTGACTGAAAATCGTTTCTCCTAATACTTTTACTAATAAAGTGTTGGCATTCTCAAACGACTTCATGAGCGTTTAAAGATAAATGAGAGGTAAAAAAATGGCAAAACTTGCGAAAATGAAGTACAAAACTATGGGTGGCGATGTAAAAATCAACACGTATAATGCGACAATATCAAAAAAGATTGTGGCGGAATCTGGGATTGATCCTGAGAAAGAAATCACAGTTAGGGCAGAAACTGGGAAAATCATCATTGAACAAAAAAGATAAAGGGGTATGAAAAATCATGGATAAATCACATAAATTGTTAAATGGCGCTTAGGGGGCCCTTGTCAAAGACTTTAATCCAAAGTACAAAACTATCGAACTGATTGAAAGCAGAGAAATATTTCCATTCGGAATGCCTATAGGCTTGTTTAAATTTGAAAAAGTAAAAAAATACTACGGAGACAGAAAGATTAATTCTGTGATGGATTTCAATGATACGCACACAACATCAATCTGTATCGAGCAAAAAAAGACAAAATAAATGAATAGAAAAAAGGGTATAAAAACCCTTTTTTTTAGCCATAATTAGGGTATAATTAACCTTGTGGAAGATGGCAAAAAATGTTAGCAAAGGAGGGCAAAAAATGGTTTTTTCTAATAAAACATATGACATTCTAAAATGGGTGGCACTTGTAGGAACAAACGCATTTTCAGTGTTAATTATCACGCTCGGAAAAATCTGGGGATGGGATTGTGCAGAGGCCATTGCAGGAACTATTTCGGCAATTGGTACTTGCATTGGTGCATGTTTACAAATTAGCTCAGCAAACTACAACAAGGGTGAATAAATGAATCCTGAAACAAGCGTAAGCATCGCATTACTCATTTCTTTGACATCACTTGCATGTACGTTAATAAATACCTTTGCAGGTGGAAAAAAACGTCAGGAAGAACAGGCAGAGCGTGAAAAGAATCGGCAGATGGACATCGAAAAAAATTTTGTAAAAATCAACGTGAAACTTGACGAATTCTATGATACGTCAAAGAAAATTATGGCGGAAAATGGTGAAAAGACTGAGCAGTTGAAAAAGGTATCAGAACAACTCGTTCTTGTTACTGAACGTGTAAAAACACTATTTAAGTACAAGGATGATCACGAAGCAAGAATCAAAGAACTTGAAGACAAGGTTAAATAAGGAGGGATAAAAAATGTACGGTATTGATATTTCAAAACACAACGGCAATATTAATTTAGAGCCATATAGAGGGCAGTTTGTAATTATCAGAGTTGGATATGGTCATTTTCATTTAGATGAAAAATTTGAAAGAAATGTGAATGAATGTAAAAGGTTAGGCATTCCATTTGGGGTTTACCATTATTCATATGCATTGAATGAAGCAGATGCAGAAGCAGAAGCAAGAGGAGTTCTTAATGCAATCGCAAAATATAAGAACGATATCAAGGTTGGAGTATGGTTCGATATGGAGGATGCAGATGGCTATAAGAAAAAGCATGGCTTCAAGTTCTCTAATTCAACAATTGCGCCGATCTGCTATAAATTCTGTAAGATGATTGAGGATGCAGGATATTATTCTGGTATTTACACTTCTAGTTCATGGCTTGACTATGTAAACGGATTAAATGATAGATTTGATAAATGGGTTGCTAATTGGGGGAAGAATGATGGATCACAGCATACAAACACTTCCCAATACGGCACATTACAACAGTACACTTCTAAGCCATTAGACAAGAATGTAATGTATGCAGACCTTTCAAGATATTCAAGAGGCAACACAACACCAGTAAAACCTCAGCTAAAACCAATTAATCAGATTGCTGATGAAGTAATTGCTGGTCAGTGGGGCGATGGAGCTGACAGAAAGAAACGCTTAACCGATGCAGGATATGACTACAATGCTGTTCAGGACATTGTAAACAAGAAGGTTGCACCTATGAGAAAGTCAAATGATCAGATTGCAAGTGAGGTTATTGCTGGTCAGTGGGGAGACGGTAACGACCGTAAGAACAGACTGGAACAGGCAGGATATAACTATGATGCAGTTCAGAAAGTAGTCAATCAAAAGATGAATGCCAAAAAGCAACCTGCACATGTTTACTATGTAGTAAAGCGTGGGGATACATTATCAGGTATTGCATCAAAGTATGGAACAACATATCAAAAGCTAGCTCAAATGAACGGCATCAGCAATCCTAACAAGATTTATCCTGGACAGCGTATCAGAGTTAAGTAATGTCACAAGGCTATTATTCTTGTAGTAGATGCGGGAAGATACATCCGAAAGGATATGTATGCCATGTACAAAAGAAGCACTACAAGTACAGTTACAAAGAGTCAAGGCTGAGAAGCAAGAGCGCATGGACAGAGAAGAGTAAGCAGATTAGAGAGGATGCAAACTATCTGTGTGAAGTATGCAAGGACAAAGGTATTTACAATTACAGAAATGTTGAGGTACATCACATAGAGAAGTTGAAAGACAAGCCAGACCTATGGCTGGATGATGATAACCTTATATGCTTATGCAAAGACTGTCATAGAATGGCAGATGCAGGTATGATTGACAAAGAGTATTTAAAGAAGCTAGCAAGGCAGAGAATAGACAGGCTTAAATAATACCCGCCCATGGTAATGGGCATTGTCTTGTGTGTCTTCAAGATGAAACGCCCATACGCAAGAACACAAAAATAATAAAATATTAAGATTTTTTGGAAAACCGGCTAAATTAACGCTATAATGTAAGTATAAGCCGTTTTTTGTTTCAAAAAGAAACGAAAATCATGCGAAAGTGTTCCACGTGGAACATGAGCGGGCGATATAAGAAAGGTAGTGAATGAAAATGACAAATGAGAAATTAAGTTTTAAAAGAATAGGTGCTTCAAGTGCTGCAAGCTGGGCTTGGGGAACATCTTTAATCATGGGACAACAAATAGCTCAAGAGAAAGGTATAATCGCATGGATTATATGGGCTGTTTGTAATACCTTAACGCTTGCATTATTTGGATGGCTATATAACAATAAAAAAATTAGTCCAGAAACTTATAATAGAAAAGAGGTAAAAGTAATAGCATTAATAATTCAATTATTTTGCTTATTAGTTCAGTTGAATTTTATAAATCAACAATTTCTAATTATTACAGGTAGTACAACTGCATCATATTTGATAACAATAGCATTAGGATTTTTCTTTACTCTAATTGTTTACAAAAAAGGACTACCAACATCAGTTAAAACAGATGTATATCAATGGATCATGGCTATTGTATCAATAATAGCAATTATATCAGTTGGAATATTTACAAAAGCCCCATTACAAGTATTTGCACCAACTAGCGCGAGTGGTGTGTTATGGGGAATATGGTCTGGACTTATTTTATTTGCTGGACCTATTGGAGATGTACAACATTGGCAAAGAGCAGAAGCAGATGAAAGCAAAAAAGGTTATTATTTAGGAGCATTTCTATTTGGACTTTACATGTTATTAATATTGGGAATGGCTTTCTTTAAATTTACACTACCAATGCATATTATTTTATTAGTAGCAGTTCTTGGAGTAACTACATCAACAATAGATAGTATTGCAGTAGCACTCCATGAAGTAGGAAATAAGAAAATAGGAACAGGGCTTTCACTATTATTATGTATTGCATTTGGAGTATTTGTTAAAATGGGAATGCTTCAATTATGGAGTTCATTTGGAGTTATTAGATTTGCATTTGCAGTTGGTATTTTGTTACTACCATTAGCTTTGAAGAAAAAAACAAATATAGTAATTCCAGCATCAGCAATAACATTTGTATTAATGGTATTATTTGCAACTTTAGGACAAATAACAATTAATTCAATTGTTGGAGTTATAAGTTTTATGATCGCAACAATAATCCTTGGCTATGTATCAGTAAAATCATTGTAATAAATGCTAGTAGCAGATTAACAAGTGTTAGAGAATTTTTAGAAAGTAGGAAAATGAGATGAAATTAGAAGTAGTAAAATTAAGTGATTTAAAACCATTGGAGAAGAATGTTAGAAAACATAATGACAAACAAATTGATGAATTAATTAGAAGTGTAGAACAATTCGGACAAACAAGAGCAATGGTTATTGATGAAGATAATAATATCTTAATTGGTAATGGTTTATATTTTGCTTTAGTAAAAATGAATAAAGCAGAAGTTCAATGTTATAGAAAGACAGGACTATCAGAAATTGAGAAGAAAAAATTAATTTTAAGTGATAATAAAATTTATGGCTTAGGTGCAGATGATTACAATGAAATAAATAATTATATTCAAGAGATAACTGAAATAGGAGATTTTGAAATCGCTGGTTATGACAAGTTTATTTTGGAGCAAATGACTGCAACAGATGAACAGGTTGAAGAAGCAATAAAAGATTATGGTACTATAACAGATACTAAATTTATTCAAGAAGAGCCAAAACAAGAAACAAGTTATAAAGAACCAGAAATTAAAAAAGAACCAGAAATTAAAAATGAACCAGTAACAATGGTAACGGAAACAAAAGTCGGTGCAGAAAAAAATGAGAAGAAATATATTATATGTCCTTCTTGTGGGGAGATGATATATCTTGATTAAAAAACAATACTCAAACATTGATGTTGTAACTATTGCTAAGATAAGAATAAAAAATATATTTAAAACTGCTAGTAGAATTCAGTTATCGGTTAGTGGTGGTAAAGATAGCATTTGCTTAAATGATTTAATATTTAAAATGTGCCAAAGTGGAGAAATAGACAAATCAAAATTAATAGTTGACTTTATAGATGAAGAAGCAATATTCCCATGCGTAGAAAAACAAGTTAAAAGCATGAGATTACAATGGTTGAGTATTGGAGTACCTTTTAATTGGTGGTGTATTCAGGTAAAGCATTATAATTGCTTTAATCAATTAACTAATGATGAAAGTTTTATTTGCTGGGATGAAACAAAAAAAGATGTATGGATAAGACCAAAACCAAAATTTGCAATTACAAATGATCCATTACTTGATGAAAGGCATGATACCTATCAAAGTTTTTTGAATAAAAAAAATAAAAATCGTGTATCAGTAATTGGTGTTAGAGCAAGTGAAAGTGTTCAAAGAATGATGAATTTATCAGCAAGAAAAGAACAAGATAAAATGTTTCCTATATATGACTGGACTGATAAAGACGTCTGGATGTATATAAGAGATAATAACTTAGAATTCCCAGATGCCTATAAATTCATGTATCAAGTAGGAGTTCCGATTAATAGATTAAGAATAAGTCAATTTTTTAGTATAGATACTGTTAGAAGTTTAACTCAGATGTGTGAATTTTATCCGAAACTATTTGATAAGATTTGTAAAAGAGAGCCAAATGCTTATCTGGCAATGCTTTATTATGATACTGAATTATTTAGAAGACAAAAGAAAAATAAACAAGCAAAGAAAGATGAAGAAGTTGATTATAAGAATAAATTCTTTGAGATGTTAAAAGAAGAATGGAGATTTGATAATAAACCTATGCAGAAGGTAAAAAAACTAATTAATAGAATATTAATTAAATATGGACCATTTTTAAATCAAAACCATTACAAAGAGTTATGTAATATAGTAATTGGTGGAGACCCCAAAGGAAGAACATTAAGAGCGTTAGACCTGCATTTATATATGTATGTATCTGAGGTGAGTGGCAAATGAAAGAAAATGAAATAAAAAAATATGAAAATAAAAATATATTAGAACCTTTAGAAAATGTTAAATTTGTTGATAGAGATTTATTAAAACCAAATAATTACAACCCAAATAAAGTATCAGAACAAAATCTTGAATTATTAGTTCAGTCTATATTAGTAAATGGTTGGACTATGCCAATAGTTATAAGACCAGATTATACAATTATAGATGGTTTTCATAGATGGAGTGTATCAGGTAGAGAACCATTGAAAACATTATTAAAAAATAAAGTTCCAGTTGTTATTGTAGACCATAAAGATCATGCAGAAGATATCTATGGTACTATCACACATAATAGAGCAAGGGGAACTCATTTATTAGAACCAATGAAAGCAATTGTAAAAGAATTATTAGATGAAGGAAAATCAACAAAAGAAATATGTAAGGAATTAGGAATGAAACCAGAAGAAGTATTTAGATTATCTGATTTCACAAGAGAAGATTTTTTAAAAATGATGATTAAGGACCAAAAGACTTATAATAAATCATATCAAATAAAAAATTTCAAGTAAAAAATTTATAGGAGGTGATAATATGGCAAAAATGACTTTAACCGAACAAGCACAAGAAATTTTAAGAATTGCAGAAGAAAGTGGAGTACAAAGTAATTACTTTTTTATAACTACTTTCAAAAGATATCAAATGCAATTAGTTATGTTATATGAATTAGAAAAATCTATAAAAAACGATGGAATATTAGTTGAAAAAGAATATGTTAAAGGTAGAAAAAATTTATATTCTAGTCCAGCAGTAAAAGATTATAATGCAACAACAGATAGTGCAAATAGAACAGTCGCAACTCTTATGAAAATCATTAAAAATTATAATGTAAGTGATACAGCCGAGGATGCAGACCCGCTTATGAATATCATTAACGGCGGTGATGATGATGGCAGTGACAAACAGTAAGGCTTACGAATATTGCAAGAACTCTATTAGAAAGAAAACCACACCAAGATACGTAAAAAAGCAGATACGAGATTGGATGCGAATTGCAGAAGGAAAAAACGCAAAGTACTTTGTATCTGAAAAAAAGGTTCAGCAGATTGAAAATATTCTGAAACTGCTTATCATGCCAAAGGGATTGAAAGCAGGACAGTCGATGTACAAGTGCGCCACTGGCTATCAGTGGTTGATCTATACATCCATGCTATGCACTGTATATCGTGACAAACCGAGAAAGCGCAGATACGAGACAGGGCTGTTGGAAATTTGCAGAAAGAATTTCAAGACATATACAATCGGAACAATCTTTATTATCTTGTTTTTGACAGAACCAAAGTTCTCAAAGTTCTTTTCAGTTGCGCCAGATGGTGCATTGTCGAGAGAGATAAAAGAGGCAATCTCAGATACAATCAAAAGCAGTCCGGTTATTTATGAATATAAAGGAACGAAGCGTTTTAAGCTGTTAAGGGACTACATCAAATTCAAACCGAATGAAAACACGTTGATTCCGTTAGCATACAGTAATAACCGTATGGACGGACGTATGCCGAATGCGTTTATCGCAGATGAAGTTGGAGCATTGCCAAACGGTTATCCTGTCGAAGCGATGCGATCCGGACAGCTTAACGTTGTCAACAAACTAGGGTTCATTATCAGTACAAAATATCCGACAATCGACAATCCTTTCGAGGACGAGGTTGCATATGCCAAGAAGGTTCTTGACGGCATCGAGAAAGACGATACTATTTTTGCACTTCTATATGAGCCAGACAAAACATCGGACTGGGAAACAGACAATCTTATTTTGAAGCAGGCAAATCCTGCATCATTGGAAATCCCTGAAATTTGGGATGATCTTGTAAAGAAAAGAGCAAGAGCCATTGCCATTGAGAACGAGCGAGAGAATTTCGTTACAAAGCACTGCAATATCATTTATCAAGGTCAGGGAACAGAAACGTTTATTGACGTTAAAGATGTTCAGGCGTGCAAGGTTGCAGACATTGATTGGAACGGCAGAGTTGTATATTTAGGTGTTGACCTTTCAGAATCTAACGATAATACATCTGTTGCTATGGTTTCCGTTGATGATGACGATAACATTCTTGCAGAAAGTTTTGCGTTCATTCCAGCAGACAGGGTCACAGAGAAAACAATCTCAGAACGTGTGAACTATCAGGAACTATTGAAGAGTGGAAAGGTGATTGCGTGTGGTGACAGAGTTATTTCTTATGCGTTTGTTGAGCAGTTCATATTGAGCCTTGAGAGCCGTTATAACGTGCAAATCCAGGCAATTGGATATGACAGGTGGAATGCATTGTCTACGGCACAAAAACTCGCAAATGAGGGCTATAACACGGTTCAGATAAAGCAGTATTCAAGTGTCTTGCATTCTCCAACAAAAAGGATGAAAGAAGCAATACTTAAACAGAAATTCAAATACACAGAAAACAAACTTCTTGAAATCAATTATCAGAATGCTAAATGTGCTTATGATACTAACAAAAACATGTATGTCAGCAAGAAAAAGAGCAACGGCAAGGTTGATATGGTAGTATCACTTATCAATGCGATTTACCTTCTGGAGCAGGATTATTTCTTGAATGAAGGTGACTTCACATTCCAGATGATTTAATTGATATAAACGTGCATTAATGCTAATATATTCGTGTAAAAATGTTTCAAATAGAAAATACTAACAAAGGGGCGGTAACGAGAGTGGCACTATTTAAGAAAAGAATCAAGAACAAAATAAATCTTAACGATCAAAGTGTTCAGCTTGACGATGTGCTGTTGTCTGCATTGCTCAATAACGAGACAATCACGAGGGATAAGGCGCTGACACTTCCTGCCGTATCAGGTGCTGTTGATTTGATCAGTGGTTCGATTGCGTCAATGCCTGTGAAGCTTTACAAGTACAGAAATGGCAAGGTTGAAGAAGTGCAGAGAGACAGCCGTGTACGAATGCTTAATGGTGACACAGGAAACACGCTAGACGGTTTTCAGACTAAGAAAGCTATGGTCGAGGACTATCTGCTTGGCAAGGGTGGATATTGTTATATTCAAAGAGACAGACAGAACATCGTGACGGCGCTGAAATATATTCCAGATATGAATGTTACCGTGTGGTCAAATTCCGACCCGATGAACCGTTTCATACAGTTCTATGTTGGTACAGATAAAATTTATCCATGGAACATGGTAAAGCTATTAAGAAATACTAAAGACGGTGCAAGCGGAAAGGGATTGACTGAAGAAATTTCAAAGGCCCTTGAAACAGCATACAGTACGTTGGTGTATCAGCTTGGACTGGTTCAGACAGGCGGTAATAAAAAAGGATTCTTACAGGCAGAGCGTAGGCTTGGACAGGAAGAAGTGGACAAGCTCAAAGAAGCATGGAAGAGGTTATACGCCAACAACACCGAATCCGTCATGGTTCTGAATAACGGCATCAAGTTTCAGGAATCGTCAAATAGTTCAGTTGAAATGCAGTTGAACGAAAGCAAGAAGACTTTACAGGATGAAATAAATGGAGTTTTCCATATTCACAGTGACTTCAATCTGACATTCAAGGAAGCAATCTATCCGATTGTTAAAGCATTTGAGACAGCACTCAACAGTACGTTGCTGTTGGAGAAAGAAAAGAAAAACTTCTTCTTTGAATTCGATACAAAGGAAATTGTGAAAGCAACCATCAAGGAAAGATTCGATGCTTACAAGGTTGCAAAAGATACAGGGCTTATGACTATCAATGAGTTGCGACGAATGGAAAATCTCAATTACATTGAGGGCATGGACGTGATCAACGTTGGACTTGGCGCAGTATTGTATGATACCAACACAGGAATATATTACACGCCAAACACTGGACAGGTGACAGGTGGAAATGAAGAAGAAAAAACGGCTGAGAAAGTTGAAGAAACTTAAAAGGGGGCAGATGATGAATTATAAGTATCTGAAGAATCTGACAAAAACTAGTGCAGATTTTTATATTTATGGTGATATCGTTGACGAGAACGTGCCAGACTGGTGGACTGGTGAAAAGTCAGAAACAGCAATTGACACGAACGCATTCAAGACAGAGCTTGACAGCTTGAATGGAGTGACAGATTTTAATATTTACATCAATTCAGGTGGTGGCTCAGTGTTTGCAAGTTCAGCTATGGTTAGCATGTTAAAGCGATTTAGACAGAACACAGGAGCAACGATTCACGCATATATTGATGGATTGTGTGCAAGTGCAGCAACATATCTTGCCATGGTTGCAGATGATCTCAATATTTACAAGAACTCGGTAATGATGATTCACAAGCCAATGACATATGCTTATGGAAATGCTAACGAGCTACAGCATGACATTGACACATTGAATCTGATTGAGTCTGGAACAATGTTGCCAATGTATGAAGCAAAGGCAAAAGAAGGAATCACAGCAGAGAATATCGCAGAACTGGTTGGCAACGAAACATGGTTCTGTGGCAATCCTGATGATGATATGTATATCGGAAATTATTTCAATGTGAACGCATTGGACAGTGTGAAGAACGTACAGGCATGTGTAACTGACTTATTCAGAAACTACAAGCATGTGCCAGATGCATTAAGAAAGCCAAAACAGGTTAAAAAGCCTGTCGAGGATCGTGCGCTTGATTATTCAGCGTACGAGAATATTATTAGTTCATTAAAGAAGACGGAGGGGTGAATAAATGAACGTAAAAGAACTCATCGAAAATCGAAATTCAAAAGTCGCTCAGATGGAGAAACTGCTAACAACTGCAAAGGCAGAAAACAGATTACCATCTGAAGACGAAAAGAAGCAGTTTGCAAACCTTGAAAAAGAAGTCAAGGACATTGATGCAACTGTTGCTATGTATGACCAGATGGCTGGGCTTGGTATGCAGAAGGTACCAAGCACACCTGTTGAAATGACAAATGCAGAAAAAGACCGCAAGATGTTTGAAAATGCAATTCGTGGCATTGTGAATACGGACACACCAACAATGCCTGCTGATGCAAAGACATTGATTCCGACAACCGTGTGGAATGAAATCATTTCTCAAGTAATTGAAATCTCACCTGTGTTCTCTATGGCAGACCGCTATAACATCACTGGTAATCTAGTACTACCAAAGTATGATGCACAGAACAGTTCTATCATGATGCAGTATGCAGATGAAGGAACAACAGCAGAATCTGGAAAGGTTGTTATCAGCCAGATCACACTTG